GTTGCTCCGTTGTAGACAAACGGCAGATATGGATACGACAGCGAAGCAGTGCTGCCATCAAAACAGCTTGCCTCGTCAGGGGCATAAGTCACCTCTGAAGAGGTGTTGCTGTTTTGGAACCTATGGGTTTCGGTATTGTTGCTATCAAAAACCCTGATGAACGTGGTGATCGCTTCGACTGTCATACGCCAACCCTGCTACGAACACTGCGCTTGTTCACGAGGTCACTGTAAACACCTTGGCGTCCCAGTTCTGCACCGCGTTTGGCAGCCTGATTCATGCCACGCTCGAACTCAGCAGCAGTGACGTAATCAACGTTGTTGATCCGTTCCACGCTATAGCGAACATCGACAACACCAGAGCCGCCGCCCATTCCGCCTTCAGTTGACGCTCCATCACCCTCAGGAATGACAGCAGAGCCACGGGCGCCACGGGCGTAACGACCCATGGCTTCTGTCATCTTGCTGGCTGGAATGACGTACTCCGGCTGGCCACCTTCACCAATCAGTGCATTTGTTGGACCAGAGATGTAACCACCGCTTGCAAGCTTGAGCGAAGTCGAAGCCGCAACGTCAGCAAGGTTTCCTGTATCTGGCAGGACTGACGCCACATTGGAACTAAAAGGATCGGGCGTTGAACTGCTACCCATGCCAGCAAACGCACGAGCAATGCCAATCGCGATGTAGGTCGAAATAATCTGCTTAGCTGCGTCCTGCAAAATTGACGCAATGCTGCGAAGGAAGTCAGCAAAAGCCTGCTCTGCAGTTTTTGTTCCCTCAACGACGGCATACAGACTGTCGAATAAACCGTCTGTAACTGGCACGGTAAGAGCCATGGCTTCCGCAAAACGAACCTGAGCAAGAGCAGCTTCGTCTCGGGCGGGCTGCAACTCTTTAAGCAGGTTTAATTCTCTTTGAAGCAAAATATCTTTCTTAACGAGAGCTGCTCTTTCAGCATCACTAAGATCTTTGCCCATTCTTATATTCATATTATTTTCCTCTATTTGTTCATTCAAAACCCTCAAGGTCTCTGTGTATCTAACCGCTTGTTCGTTTTTAAGCTGTTCGCTCTTGCCAAAGAACGGATCTAGCATCGCAGCAGGACCAGCACTTGCAGCTCGTGTCTGCCTGTCAACTGCAATTCTTTGCTGCATTTCATTCAGCTGAATTCCCTGCAAGAACTGCCTGATTCCAAGCTCAGCCGATGCTTGCTGCTGACGCGCCAAAATTTCTGCGTTCTGTTTTGATGCCTTAGCTTCGTCTAAGGCAGCTTTAGCGATGTCACGCTTTAACTCTAAACGACGTTTTTCTGCTGGAACTTCTTCAGCGAGAACATTTAAACGTGCTTTATCAAACGCAAGCTGAGCACGATTAACGCTAAGATCAGCTTGCTCAACAGCAAATTGACCTCTAATTAACCCCAGCCGGTTTTTCTCAATGTTAGTTTGTTGATTGGCAATGTCTCTTGTTTGTTGACGAATGTTACCTATAATAGTTTGTATTTGAAGCTCTCGAAGACTAATTTTGGGTTTTGTTTTTTCGTTTTCCTCTTGAAGTCTTTTTAAAGTAGCCTGTGGGGTCTCGGTAAACGGACCTTTTTTGCCTAAAAAATCCTCAGTAGCATCGCTTCGAGTCAAAAACGACAGACCGGCCCTTCCTGCACGAGCAACAAAGCCTTGATCTGTCTTAAATGCAGTAATAAGTTTAGTCAGCAAAGTTATCGTATTTGTTATACCTGGAGCCCCAAATGCTGCGCCAGCAAGCTGCAATTCTTTGAACGCATTGGTCAAATTATCAGTGCTTTCTTTTATTTTTTTGACATCTTGAGCGCCTAATGCGCCAATTTGGTCATTTAACTCTTGAACCGCAACCGCTCCAGCTACGGAATCAAGCCCAAGATCCTGAAGTTCCCCAATAAGTCCTTTTGTTCTTGTCCCAGCCAAAGGCAAAAGGTCAACAAGTTGCTGAATGTTCTTGGTTGGGTTTTCAAGAGCTTTGCCAAGATTAAGAGCTGCTTTGACAAAGCTGTCAAACACTTGGCCAACTACTGAGCCTGCAATACCTCCAGCAAAACCAGGCCTGCCGGTTGGACCGATGCCACCGCCAATACCACCACCAACTAAACCACCAAGGGCAGAAAAACTAGGTCCGCCAAAAAGAAGCGGAAAACCACCACCAAGAAGTGCGCCCTGAAGAATGTTGCCAGCTCTTTGCCTTCCAGTAATTTTCCTACTAGCTGCTCCCTCTTCTTCTGCACCTTTCTTCTTTTTCTTGTTTTGATTGATAATTCTTTCATTTTGCCTAATTTGATCTTTGAGTTCTTCGGTCATTTGCTCAGCAGCATCAACCTGTCGCTCATCAAGAGCAAGATTGATTTTTGCAATCTGACTATCAAATTGACTGATTTTAACTTTATTGGCAGCAAGATCGTTAATTCGCTGCACTATTTTGGCTTGCTCTTCACGAAGCCTGTTGCCTTTTTCGATTTGAGCTGACTCAAAACGAACTTGTTGGGCAAGAGCCTCAGGGCTGCCCAGTTGAGTAGCAGGACCAATCGCTACACCAGACTGTTGACGAGCGCTTCTAATTATTTGATTCTGAGTAAAAGCCAGTTCTGTAGCTTTTTTCTCCGCTTCTGCCAAGGTTCTGGCGTAGTTTTGAACTTCAGCGCTTTGTTCTTCAAAAGCTTTTCCGCTTTTTAGCGAGATATTGTCAAGAGCCGTAGCAAAAGCGCGTGCTTGGCCAACAACGCCGGATAAAGTGCTAGAAAAGTCTGCAGCAGTTGATTCACCCCGCTGCAAGGTATTAGTTATTTTTTGAGAAAACTTATCAAGCTCTGTTTTTGCTATTCTAATTTCGTCATGCAGTTTTCCACTTTTTCCAGTGGTAAGACTAATTGGTTTTATATCTGCAGCGAGATTGCGAACTTTTGCGATTGACTTTAAAGCCGAATCAATAGACGCCTGGCCTTTGACGCTAGTGACTATGTTTAGGCTGTAATCCATAGCCGCGTCAGGCTCGACACTTCACCTAATCCTACCGCCTGCTCATTGTTTGCGCCCTACCACCAGTCTTAGCGTTCTGGATCGCTTTCTCTTCCTGCTCGTTTTTTAGCTCAAAGAACGCAGCCCAACCGATCATCTCTTCTTGAGTCAAGGTCTGCGAAAGCTGAGCAACCGTCATGCTCAGCTCCTTTGCTAACGCATAGATAAAAAACCAGTCGCCATTAGCTTTTGAGGTCTGCCTTCGCTTCCTCCACCTTGTTTTCCGTTCCAGAAGCCAGCATGGCGAGTTGAATCTCCTGAAGCACAGCTGCCTCAACAGAGTTTTTCAGCACAGCCTTTTCGCCATCCTGGAAAAGACGCTTGCCATCAGCGTCCAAAGCCTTGCGAATCATCATGCCAAGAGCAAAATCACCAGCATCATCAGAATCAGCGCTTTTCTGAATCGACTCACGCTCGGCGATCGTCAAAGGGTGCCAGTAGATCTCCAGCACCACTTCGCCGTCTTGCTCAACTTGATGCTTATAGAGTTGACTGACACCAAACTTGTTGCGAAGAAGCTCTGCGGCTCGCATAAAGTGCTTTCATGTCCTAATTAGAATACTACGCCGTAGCCGTAAATTGACAAGAAATTACGCCAACAAAATGCGATCTGTCTTCGATGTCCAACGGTGTAGGGCCAACAATATCTAAAACTCTGGGCTTGCTGCTAAACGTGTCGGTGTAGCCAGGAGCATTAACTGAAGTCAATCCATCAATAACTGACTCGCTAATCGCTGAAAGCACTGCCGTGCCAGCAGATTTGGGTACATAAACGTTGCACTGAATCGTTCCAGCGTAATAATCCTGCGCTGCACCTTGGTTTTGGAGCGTGGACTGGCCAAAGTTGACCGTCATCAAAATGTATTTCTTGGTCTTGCCTGGTGTCGTAAAAGCAACGTTGTCGTATTTCATCAGCACTGTGGCGTCTGCTGCTGCCACAGCATCAGTTACGGCCTTTTCAAAAGCTGCTCTGGCGTTGACTAAGGTCATGACTACAGCTCGGTGTAACCAGTGTAAATCTCGCCAGCTTGTGTGCCAAACGTTCCAATGCCTTGGCGGGCTCCAACAGAGATGCGTGGAGCACGCGGCTTGAATGCCTCTCCAAAAAGTTTTGCCATCTCTGGTCCCTGCACAAACTGCTGCACCTTGCCGCTTTCTAGTGCGTAGACAGCGTATTTAGCTGTGTTTCCGATATAAACACGTCGCTTGTAGTTAAAAGCTTTATTGGGTGGATAAAACCTGGGATCAATTTTATATTCGCTACTTCCCTTGCTATTTCTGCCTCCCTTTTTAGTCCATTTAGCCTTGCTGATGCTTAGCCAGGGCTCTTCTAGTTCGTCATTAGCCTTGATTGGTGACGTATCAGCTTTCCAACTAGAAGCAAAAAAGCCCGTATAGACAGGACTACGTTTTTTGGTCGCCAAACGGCGCAGGATCGTCAAAATTAAACGGTTAAAACTCTCCTGCATATACGCCTCTAAATCAGGCCCAACCAAATCAAGAGATCTAGCTGCAGCCATCAGAACCTCACCAGCAAGATATACAGATACTCTTGACCGCCGCGAAACGTTTCAATATCGGTGATCTGGGCAGCACGGTTTGAGCCAGCAAACTTCAACGTTACCGTATCTTCAAACGTAGGCTGATTGCCTCCGATTTGATCGGGCGACACATAAACACGAGCTTTACGCTCCTCACGCCCTTCTTCTTCCTCTGACCGAATAAACTCGATTGGCACTTGGATCGAGTAAGTCGTATCAGTCGTTGTCAGCGCTCCAGTGCTGGTGTTGTACGTCGGAGATGCCTTGCGGGTGTACGTGATTGTGTGGTCAAACGACTTGCCCAAGTCAGCAACGACCTGTTTGGCAACATTTTTGAAAAGACTGTCGAGTGCTCCTGCCATCTCAACCCCTCACAACGCGGAGAGAATACGTGCCACTGCCGCCCAGACAATAAGCGCCGAGATAAGACTGAAGCCAAGGATAAACGTCGAATACGTTATTAACAGTTCCAACAGCCTGGCTAGAAGTGTTGTACTTGACTTCCATCTCCCCGAGCTTGACGGATTCGTATAACCCCGTATCGCCGGTAGTCCCTGTAATCGAGTCCGTGTCATTAGCCAGTGCCTTGGCTAACTCATAGGTAGCGTATTTGATGTTGTTTGGGATGCTGGTGCAAACCAACTCCACACGATCTACGTGATAGTTGTTGCGAGGCCAGTTCAACGCTTGGCTCTCATCGCAACGGTCACCGTAAAAATTCAAGGTGTCGATCCAGCGCGTGGCTGAAATCAATGCACGATTTTTCTTGTCGTCTTGCTTGTTGTCCCATTGCGTGCTGTCTGGGACGGTTTCAAAATATGCGTCGGCTTCTGCCAGCGTTACATAGCTGTTGGCTGTCGCACTCTTCAGTGTGGCGTTGATCGTGGCAGCCATAGCGCAAGAATAAGGTGGCCCCACCTAATGGTAGGGCCTTTGCTCTGATCAAGATCAGATGGTGGTGGTATCCAGAGGGCTGTTGACGGTGAGCTGAACCATGGGGATCAGGTCGATGTCGTAAGTAGCACTCCAGTTGCCAGACGTAGCCAGAACGGCATTGGTCGGGTTGTCAGCAGCGTTGCCCCACTTGGTGCCCATCACGTGATAGGTGGAGTGGTAGTCAACAGACAGCACGTCCTGCTTAGACAGCACGTTGCGGTCAGCTTCAATCCGAAGGTCCTGCTGCACACCCTCAAGGATGGTGCC